ATGCGAGACCATGACCAGGAATCCCCAGCGTCAATTGCCCGCCATTTGCAGCACTCCAAACAGCAGAAATGATTGCCCTGGACTGAGGCACCATGCGCATATTTTTGATCTGGTTCAGCGTCAGATTGTGAACCTGCATGGCCGCTTTATCTGTATTCGCAATCTGAATAAATAAACTACGATTGCCAGATTTGGAGTTAATCGCCCAATCGCCCACACCAACGCATGGAATTACGCCAGCACCAGATAATGCGATGAAAGCACCGGTGTCTGGAAGCCAGTCGAAATTCAGTTCATCTGATTCTAGAATTTTTGGCCAGGCGCTTGGGATGGTACCTTCATTGGAGTTATTGAATTTAATGACGTGAACAATGCCAGAGTTTGGAGGGTACTCAATCAGCATTTGCATCGTTCCACCGCTTGCATCTTGCTCATCGTGCGCAAAAGCGCCCATGAATATAGCCTTGATGCGCTTGATTGTCTTGCCCGATGTATTTACCGTGTAATCAAAAGCAATCGCTTGGCCGCCCAGCTTGAACGCAGGGTAGCCGTTGTTTTGGTTAGTGAAGCCTCGCCAGGAAAGTTCGCCGATAATCTCTGGAAGATCCACAGATGGGATACCGCCCTCAATAGCTGATGGAGAGAGCTTTTCGCCATTAACCAAACTTTCCAATTTGTCGCGTAGACTTTCTGCAGGCTCATCACCTTCAGGCCCTCTGACATCAGTTGCCTGCGCGGCCAAAGCTACATAACCCGCTGGCCCGACATACATGCCAATAGCTGGCTTGTCGCCTGTACCGCCTACCCAATCCACCACCTGTTTAACGCGGCGCTCACCATCAACAACAATGGCTTCGATCGCAGTCCAGGCATTTAAACCAGGACTACCAACCCCAGTCTCGCCACGGACATTCGTTGCATCATCCGGATCCGCAACCAAGCCAGCCTCGCCAACATACAGTCCGGTCGCAGGCTTTACGCCGCTGCCACCAGTAAAGTCGACTACCTGCTGCAGAATACGATCGCCAACTTCAACCAGAGCAAGTACAGGGGTCCAGCCACCAATACCAAAATCACCGCCTGCAGATAATGCTTCACCTGTGCTAATTACAATAATCATTTTGTCACCGTCTCAATCAAATTTACCTGGACTCGATCTGAGAAACGCACCTGCCCTCCCAGGGAGACTTTAAAATCCATGACCAAACCATTTTCTAATGGCCACGCTGATGTATCTGTCTGCAAGAAACCAACCACACCGCGAGGCGCGTCAATCACTTCAACCTCAAACGCATGCACCAAGGCTTGACGCAAGGTGCGTAACTGGCACTTGATCTCATAGCCAGTAACATCCATAGGGGTGCAATCGTCATTTTGGAAAGATGCCCGGAAACCAAAGGTTTCGCCCTGGCGAATCTTGAGAACTGGCGGGTTGTGCCGATCCATGCGCGCTCCTAAAAAAAAGAAAAGCCACCCGAAGGCGGCGAGAAGAATTGACTTGCTGGATTAACTTGGCCAGTCCAATGGGCCAAGCTCTATAAAAAGTTGTTCCAGCGTAGGGACTTCACGCGCCCCAGACTGGACATCATCAATAATCTGATACCCAATCGACCAATACTGGTCACGCTTGCCTTTCATGTACTGACCCTCCGCTGCAAACTTTGCGATGGCAGAATCAGCATATGTACAGCAGCTGAGACAATTATCGTAGCCACACTCCTGAGCAAAGATATCTAAGCGTTTCTGAATTTCCGTCTTAAATTGATTAATAAGAACCTGGTCTGAATTAGGGTCTGTCAGCAATGCCCCTTCAGGGAGCAGCTCCCCAATTTCAGTGATAATGTGTTTGCTGCCATCCACCAACCAGTAAAGAGTTCCAACAAAATATGGCTTGATTTCCCAATCAGTGCGATCGATATTGGCCACTGCAATTTCATTTTCTGCAGTTTGCGGCGGGGGCAATTCCATCGCCTCACCAGTCCATTGCCACGTCTCTTCATCTATAGAGGTTTTGTAGCATTCTTGCGGACCTATAAATGCGCCTGTGTTAGGGTCAAGGTTGTAAACGATCTTTGTTTCCATGATTTTTCCTAGAATTTAACGGATGCAAGCAAAGCAACGTTACGCGGACGAGATACCCCGAAGGTAGATATGTTGCTGGATAAATAAAAATTTGTTCCACCTGGTGCGGTTCCGGAGCCGAAAGGATTTCCAGGATAATCTGTCACGACTGGGGCATCCAAACCGACATCAGCCCGATTGGTAGATGGCTGTTCAGGACATGCATTCGATATTAGACCAGCTCCAGATACACCATCCATATCCCTTGCTTCAAGTGTACCGCGCTGATAAGAACCGAAAGCGCGGCCTATATCGATACCACGGGCGTCATCCCAATATCTAGTAAATTCAGACCTAACGTCGAAAATTTTGAAAGTTGTTCCATCAGGGTTATCACATACAACGATGGAACCGGCCACCCAAACTCCTGAAGCCACCATCAATCCATTGTGCATCGCCCATGCGCGTAAGGCTGCGTATGTAACTCTGCTGAGATTGGAGGTGCCTGATTTGACATATCCAGTACGCGGCGTTGGTTGCGTATCGGCTAAAATGCTGCCTATCAATACTGAAGCATATCCAGTGTAAGCAGCACCATTCGCCGTGAAAGCCTGCACAGTCATCAAGCTGTTAAAGCCGGCATGCCAAATCGGGCCAATGTCCGTGCCTGGCAATGGATCACCGGCAGCCAATTGTGTAATGTATTGATCGCTTAGGGCCGCCGCAATTTTAGCTTCAATCGCTGCTAATAATTGAGCATTATCTGAATCATCAAGCGCTATACCTTCTGATTCAATAACAGCCGCGATCTCTTCCTGCAAACCATTACAAAACGCGGCATCAAACTCCGTGGCAAGAATACCCAACGCTTTATTGCCATCTCTAAATCCGCGCTTCCCAGGACCATTGCCATCTGGCACGGCATTAGGGGTGTTTATTCTATCCATCCTCAAATCTCCAATTCAGGGTATGCAAAAATCACAACTGTGTGTGCAGGCTTATAACGGTTGATGCGGCACTCAACCGCCTCATCTCCCCACTTTTGCAAGGGCACAGTGCAATCACTATTACAGTTGGCGTAGACAATACCGCCATCAGACGGCAGGTTTATCTGCCAAGTGAATTTATCGTCCTCACTCCAAAGCGCATCATTGCAAGTGTCATTGCAAGTCATGGGGAGATACTCATCAATCGTGGCATCCGGATAACCCATACTTGCAGCCAGGTTGATAAAGTAAAGGCGGCTTTGATCACCTATCATCGTGATCTTTGTAGTCAATGCGATCTGGCGCTGCTCAATAGTCAGATCATCATCTGTGACACAAGGATCAGGTAAACCAGCAACACGCTCCCAGTCGGGCAGAAGTTCGCGCGTGGTGCGTGGATCTGCCTCATCTACCAGGTCAACTACTCGCAAGTTGATTCTGGCCAGCTCATCAGCAAAGTTTGCTAATTGCTCATACATGACCGTACCTGGTTCGCGTGGCCACGCTGGACCTTTAGGGAGTAGCACTAGAAGTTGCTGCAGGTTTTCTTCTGCAGTTACAGCCATGTGATTACCCCCATGGTCAGGATTTTGCCGGTCGTGGTTGTGACATTCCCGGCAGGGACTGATAACACATGATCGTTTTCCCCTGCAGCCAGGGAGATAGCTTCACTAATATGGGTCCGTAACAGACCACCACCTGGCACCGCTTCACGCCTTATCAGATCTTCCAGCTCAGCAGTGATTGCCGCACGGATTGCTGTGCTATCTGGCGTGATAGATATTGTGAAGTTCAGTGGCTCCGGGATAGGCGCAAATACATTAAATTGTTTGACAGTGACCGGGCGTGTCGCATCCATGTATGCCTGCACCGTAGCTACCTCGCCAGCGTCTGGGATAGGATTTGCATCGTTATCACGCATAAAGCGGACTGTCACGCTCCCGGCACCTAGCTCTAAAGGATAAGCCCAGGCGCGGGTAACACCAGGCACCTCACGTGCCCATTCTTCGTAATCCTCTTTATCACCACCATGCGGAGGGGCCTGGATGCGACTAATCAAACGCGACCGCAGACTTGCATCATCTTCCTGATTAGAACCACCTGTGATGCCGTCAATGTCAACCGTCGCCGAACCAGATACACCAGGGATGGTTTCTGTCAGCGTCAGCACCTCACCGGCAGCTAAATTACCTAAAGCGCCTTCATCATCAGCGATGCGACCAAGCATGCAACGCAATGCAACAACTGCAACACCAGCTGCAACGGTCGCGTCTGCCTCAACACTGTATTCAATGCCAGCGCTGGAAATATAAATAGAACCGGCCGGGATGATAGAACCATCATCACCAGGCGCATTAGCATTGCCTGTCGCGGCCAAAGCTGCGATGCGTGGCTTTCTGAGCCATAGTGTCGCCCAGCGGTCCAGCCATTCAGCTTCTGCAGTGTCATAAATGACCTGGGCTGAAACAAACTGTATATGGCCATGCAGCTCATGCGATGCGCCTGAGATCTCGCGCGCATACACTTCAGCATCACTGCGTCGCATCTGATCGACCGTCAGGCGGCTTTTAACACCCGCCAGCACGCGATTGAGGATGGTAGAGAGGGATGGGCGGTTAAATGGCATTCATGATCTCCCAGGCCTTCTCAAACGTTAATTCCACTGTGCCACCCCCTACCCTGTAAATCACACATCTCATCGCCATACCATCACGACCATAACGCTCCGTGAAAACTTCAACCTTCGTGGCAACGGCATCGTCAATCAACCACTGCAACGCCTCAGCGCCGTACTGCTTCGCCCGGATAAAAGTCTCAGGGATAATCTTTGCACGCGACAGCAACCACAGGCGGCTGCCGATCTTGTCGTTTACTTCCGGTGGCTCAGCAACATCACCCCACCACCCCATGCGCTCACCTTCGACAATGTCATCAGCATTGGCACGACGCCAGGTGAACAGGCTAATAATCACTGCGCGGATAAGCTGCTGCTCCTGAGTCAAGGCAGTACTCTCTACGCCGTTGACTTTCAGGATGTAATCAATATCAAGCATTTGGAATTTCCGGAGGATTAATTGGATGGCTGGATCCAGGGGCAGCACCCACGGTGTAAGATTTAAGGCGGTCAGGCAGCCACATCTGGCCGTGACCATTACATTCAATAATCAAACTCTCATCGCCATGGATACGGACATTTTTGCCGCGCAGATCGATATCCAACTCGGTAGCGATGCTGATACCGTCACGGGTTAAATGCACCACCTGGCCGAGATCGTCATATAAAGCGACCTCGCCTGACTTAAGTCCGGTTAAACGGTAGCGTTTGTCACCGACACAGATCACTGCACCATGCGAGCGATCACCCATAAAAAACAACCCAATTCCTTCAGCACCAGGATGAGGATTGCTGGTGTATCCATACTGCTCAAAGTTCTCGAAGTCGGTTTTACCTTCATCAGCCAGCGCGCCAATCTGTACACGTTGCGTTTTGGCGGCGCTACTGACGGCGCTGATCACCACTCGCACGATCATATTGTTGATGCGGCGCCTTAAAGGCGCCAACATCTTTTCAATCAATCGTTCCATGTGTCATTTAACCTTTGTCGGGAAAGTCACCAGCGTGGCGTCTTTCAACCACTCCGCGCTATCGCTGCCTTTTTTCTTCTTTTTCTTCCTGGCTTCAGGGCTAGGAATATATCCAGCCAATGGGCCAACCTTCAGTGCTGCAACCGTGCCGCCTGCGCCTTTGCGATAAACCACCTCAGTGATCAATCGCTCATCGTCAAATCCGATGACAGGATCCACAACATGGACCAGCTGGTTAGGCAGCCATAACTGACCGTTTGATTGTCTCCAGCCTTGCACGGTATAAACAGCCTCCTGCGCCTTTGCCTGGCGATTCAATGCCTCAAACTTCACACGGTCGCTGCAGGTTTGCGTATCCACTTGGCCGGACTGGATGATGATCAACTTGCGATATCGACCAAGCGAACTATCCTTAATGCGCGCGACCGAGGTTGTGCTCCTGCTCGAATCGTCTGCATCATTGCCTGACTGCTGACCTTTGCATTCGTAGTCGCTGAAAACATCCTTATAGTCCAGGCCACAATCACCCGTGAGGATGTTGCCGCCTTTACCGAGACGCAATGCCGTAGCAGCCTTACCGCCGCTGCCTGGTTCAATCAGCACAACGTTACCTTCGCCATCGTCAGTCGATAGCAGCTGACGCAATGCCAGCAAACGGCCAGCAGATTCAAAGATTGTTTCACCAGGCTGTATCTGGTGATCCAGAATTGCAGCGCCTGTATCGACCTCGGCAATCACCTTGATGTTGTAAGGCTTTGCCAGATCTGCCAGGATGCTTTCAACCTTACGGCGACGCCACTGACCTGCACCATACACAGCCGCACAGTCGACCAGGTCGCCGGTCAGGCTGCGACCGGCGATTGCCACCTGGATCTGCTCAGCGTCATAGCTGATCGGCGTCGCATCGATATAACCAGTCACCAGCTTGTCATTACCAATCCACAGCTCGCACTTATCCCCTGGGCGAACCATGCGTTCTATCCCGGTTGATATCGGGAACGTGCGAGTAATAGACAGGTTAAAATCCCGCGCCTGGCGTTCGATGCCCGCCGAGATTTCGATTTGTGTCCAGGCAGTGAAGTCGTAACCACCTACGCGAAGCGTGACTTCGTTGCTCATGATGCCAACACCTTGATCGGCTCACTGGGGACAAAGCCAGGGTTGCGAATGCGATTGCGGGCGATGATCTCGCCCTCCCGTTCAACAGACTCATACAAGTCATAAGCCAGCACCAGGCCGGGCTGGACTTGCGTGGGCACAATCTCTTTCAGGCGCACAGCATCTTCCATACGCGTGCTCATATCTGTGTGCACGTTGGCGCGCAGATCTGTCAGCACTACATACAATTCATCATTGGCCAGCAGCATTTCATCATCAATAGCAGCGAGAGTTTCGCCACGCAGCTGAGCGGCATCGTCATACACTGGCAATGGCATCAGGGCCGTCATGCCGCCCACTTGCGTAATGATCGCCGCACGCACCAGGTCATTCACCGCATCACGGTTATTCAGGATCCGTGTACGCACCGGCGTTAAAGTTCCGCTACGCTCTTCACGCTCAAATAAGCCTAAGGCGCGCAATGTGGTCAATGCACGATTTAAATTGAGTGAATCAGAAATACTGTAACCAGATACCAGAGAGTTTGACGTGGTGATCACCGCACCCACCTTCGAGAAAACCCCAAACAGGCGACGGCCAAGCTCAACAGGCGTGCTGACCACTTCACCAAGCGTGCCTTCCAGGGCACCAATCGGATTTTTTAAAACGCCACCAACCTTACCAACTGCGCCTTCAATTTCAGTCACAGCACCTTCGGCATGACTGATTGCGTCCTCTACACCATAAGCTGGCAAGCCATCAACATCGAACTCTTTTGCAAACTCTTCAATGGCAGTCTCTTCCAGCACTTCCACTGAAGAGATCGTTTGCGCACTGGTGGCAACGCGGGCTGTCGGGAATTTGGCTTCACCGGCTTGATCAAAAGTGATGTCAAAACGACACATGCCGCCTTCAGCATTGGTATGCACCACGCGGTATGAAGTGGCCACCATTTGCATCTGGTGCGTCCAGGGCAAAACCAGCTCAGCGCCGCCTTCTTTCTCGATCGCCTCCAACAGCGCATCACGCGCAGCCATGTATTCAGCGCCAATGACATAGGCTGAAACATTCTTGCTGCGCGCTTTGAGTCCAGTGTCTTCAAAATACGGAGTATCGCGGAACGGGTACTCATGCTGCTGGCCACGACGGCCGCCAGACATTTCTTCGCTCTCAACTTCAAACGCAACACCCCGGAAGGATGCTGGTAATAAGTCATCCTTCCAGGCCATCTAATACCTCTTAACTATTTGCGACAAATGATCGATATCCAACATCTGGATTAAATCCAAAGAAAGGACTGTCTGTTTTACCTGGTGACGCACGCATACCAGGCGGAGCATTCTCAAACTTCACAACCATCTCACCAGCCACTTGTGTTTTAGTAGCTGCGGTCAACCTTGCACCTGGCGATCTATCGGATGGCGTTCTTAACGGTGGCTTTGTTCCACCATCAGCATCAGGACCTGTAATTGCTTGGGTGAAGGTTCCGCCGAGACCACCAGCGAGTTTAAATAACTTATCCCAACCCTTTGACATCAACGTAATAGGATTCCAACTGACGAACTCCTTGAGATAACCCCACAAAGTTTCCGCACCCCCTTTAATACCAGACCAAAGATCGGTGAACCATTTCTTTATGGGATCCCAATTTTTATAAATCTCATAGGCAGCCCTAGCAATTAACCCTATGGCAATACCAATGGCCAGCATGATTGGATTAGCCACGGTTAATAACAAAAAGGCTTTTCCAAGGGAATATAGAACTGGAATTAAAGCAGCAACGGCAGAGCCAATTTGAATCAATGATGCAACGGGACCAGCCAACATAACTACACCCAGTGCTATCAAAATGGTTTTCAAACCACCCACCGCGCTTACAAAGTCTTTGATACCGACAACAACAGTCTTAATGCCTTCATACATCTGAGCCCAATCAACTTGGCTTACCCAGTCACTCAACTGTTTTACAGCAATACTTAAATCATCAGATATCTGCTTTGCAAGCTTCCTGAATGTACCGTTCTGCTCCAAGCGATCAACGGTTGCCAACAAGCCTTTAAGGTTATTTTTCAGTGTGTCGAAGATCCCGGCATCACCAATCCCTTTAATCAGCTTGGTGGCCTGGTCAGACATATTGGAAACCATGCCGGACCAGGTCCCAGATAATTTATCCATGGCCCCACCATAGCGACGGTTCCAGATGCCGGTGATTGTGGCCTCGATCTGTTCTTTGCTATTAGCCTTTGCAGTGGCAACCATTGTCTTGCCGTTTTCTGTCCAGGAATAAACAATCTTATCGCCCTGCTTGCTGGCCTTGATACCAAACTCTTTTAAACGCTCGTTTTCGCCAGTCATTGCATCGGCTAAGGCTTCAACCCCTTGGATGACGTCTTTACCCATTGCCGCTGCAGCATCACCTACTGAAGCCAGCGATCCATTTGTTGGGTCAATGCCGTAGGCTTTCAGCTTAACGAATGACTCGGTTACCTGCTCCAACTCATACGGTGTCTTGATTGCAAAGTCCTGTATCCAAGCCATCGCTTTCTCAGCTTTTGCCGAACTGCCCTCAATAGTCTCCAGGATGGTTCGAAATTTCTCAAAGTCAGAACTGACATCAACGATTTTCTTTAAACTTACAAACAGACCGCCACCAATTGCAGCACCGGTTAGTCCAACACTCTTAAAAAGATTCGAGCCTGCACTAGAAATATCACCAAAAGATTTCTTAGTGATCTTGATGTTTTTTTGAATCCCGAACAGCGTCGGAGATAACTTATCTACTGCGGAAATGATTGCTTTAAGACCGAAGCTATTTGCCATTTATTTTCTCCTGCTCTTCTGCAATGCGATTGGTGTGATCTATATACAGCTCTATCCGTGATAGCGGCTTTGCAAACATCGCGTCAGGATCCGCCCCCCAGGCATATGCCAAGTCAAATATCAACTCTATGAACTTAAGTCTAATTCGCTCGTCGTCTCCGCTTCCTGGGTGGACTCCCCGAAAAAATCCATAATGATTCCACTCAATGCAGAAAGATCGCGCGGATTAATTTGCTTAGCGCTCTCACGGGGGATAGCTGCTAAACGTGAAATGTACTGATACATAACACCCGTCCGGATCTCTACTCCCGTTTCCCCCGGACCCTTCATAATCATCAGGTAAGGGAAACCGACCTTTTCAATATCATCACCAGTCGGTTCGCGAAATGTAAGCTCAGTCACTTCTTTGCCGTGGGCTTTAATCGGCTTTGATAATGTGAAAATTGTTTCACTCATTATTGGAACTCCCCATCACCCTCGAAGCGCATTTCAACAGTGCCGTCATCGTTGGCAACGTCGCTTTCATCCACCAGGTATGCATTAGAAAGGACATATGTCATGCCGTTAGCCAACTCGGCTGTGATTGTCATATCAGTGCCTTCAGTGACTTTCTCAACTGGAAAGTCAGCATCAAAGCCGAAAGAACCAGAGATAAAGCCAGCCCGCAAGGTTTCTTTAAACCCGACAATCTTGGTCTGACCCAACACTGTTTCTCTAACCGTTTTGTTCAGCGGCACTTGCAAAGACCCGGTGCATTCCAACTGCTCACCATCGATCTTGAAGTACACCACCCCGGCAACGCGTTTTGCAGCCATATGATTCTCCAAATAGAAAAGCCCGCATATAGCGGGCTTGAATTAATTAAAACTTGATTATTCCGAGTACTGTAAACGGAACTGAACCAGAACAGCAAAGATGCGCAATTGGTTAACCAGGTCGGGCGGGAATAATACATCCAAGCGATTAGGATCATTCGCAT